TTACATAACCCTGCGTGGATGGTATGCAGGGCGAGCCATGCTGAATAAGCACGAAGATGGCTCTACATATGTTGACATAACGCCCCTTGACCCCCTCCACATTTGCTACGAGATGGATGACAAGGGAATCGTATGGCTAGCACACAAGACAAAACGGTCTGTTGCTTCAGTAGAAAATACTTTCAACGTAGATGTTGAGCCTTTGATTGAGGGAGAAACGTCTTCAGGTGTAACTGTCTGGGACTATTACTCAAGAACAGAAAACGCCGTTCTTGTTTGTGGTGATAAAGACCAAGTTAAATACGGCAAGCGTCTTACAAAACATAATGTAACTGATAGCAACGGCAACCCATGCGCTCCAGTTTTTCTTGGGGCAGTAGGTCCCGCCCCTTGGATTCAAGACGATCTGTCAGGTGATGACACCGCAAGGGATTATGGAGAATCTATTTTCTCTGCAAACCGTACCCTTTACGAAGATTACAACTTTGCAATGAGTGCCTACAAGACGCTGGTAAGGCGCGCTGTAAGGCGACCGTACAAGATTGTTTCCCCGGATGGAACGACAACTCTTGACACTGATCCGTGGCAGGATGGGTCGGAAGTTCCATTGCCAGCAGGAACAGATATTGGATTGATGGAAGAAGTCACGATGCCCCTTGACACGGGAGCATTTGTAGGGCTTGTATCAGGGGAATTGCAGCGTGGTGGTTTATCAAACGTAAGTTACGGTGAACTTCCCTTTGCGATCTCAGGGTTTGCTGCGAAGATATTGCAGGAAGGCTCTGCCCACCAGATCGAACCCAGAGTAAAAGGCATGACCGCCTGCTATAAACAAATCTCTGAGATTGTCTCGATGCAGTACGAAGCAGGTGGTTACAGCCCGTTAGAGGTAAGGGGTCGCCATAACGATATTGCCAGCTACTTCAACCAAGAGATAAAGCCCTCCGACCTTGAAGGTGCCGGGGCTATTGATATTAACTTCGGTGTGCGTATGCCACAGGACGAGCCTCAGCTTGTAACGATGGCACAGATGATGAGAGAAGGCGCGAAGCCACTTGCACCAGACGAATGGATTTGGGAGAATGTCTTACAGATCAACGACGTTGACCAGTTCCGTAATTCAATTTCAGCACAACAAGCGCAAGTAACAGAACCAAAAGCTTTGTTGCTTACGCTGATTGAAGGTCTGATGCAAACAGGTGAGCAGGAAAAAGCCTTGATTTATGTAGACCTTCTGCGAAAAACATTGAAGCAAGACCAGCAAGAAGAAGCTGCTCAAGACTTACAGTTCCAGCAGCTACTTAGTTCTGTAGGCATGACTCCTCCGCAGGCAGGTCAGGATGCTGGTCCGCAGCCTCAAGTTCCAAATCCGGGTGGTACAGGAAGAAGTCCTATGGACGTATCAGGTGGAATAATATCTTCACAGATGCAGGGCTTTCAGCGAACAGGCGATCCTCAACAGGCTCCACCGGGAACACCGGGAGGAGCAGGACCAAGAGTTAATCCTCTAGGAAATATGTAATGGCAAAGTACATCATTCAAATACCTGCTAACTATAGAGGGCGTGTCGGTGGCAACGCATCGGTAACTGTTGATGCCTCATCACCAGCGGAAGCTAGAAAACAGGTCGTACAAGCCGGGATACCTGCTGCTATTTTAGGGAAGCCTTTTGAACTAGGTGACATTGAGGCAAGGGGAACAGAGTCATACGTCCCTGATGTTTCTCAATATATTGTCGATCCTGCACAAAACCCTCTTTACGCTGGGAATATAGGGGGATTTACCAATTTCGCAAACACTTTAGGAACTGGATACGATCCAACCGGAGGAGCATATTCTGCTGGAACTAGGGGTGGGGAAACGGTTCCGTATATTGGAGGACTGCCACGCTCTTATGGATATGGTGGTGAGGGAGAAAGTGCTTATGGAGGAACTGATGCTTACATGCCTTATGATCCTCCAATCTACACGCCAACCCCACAGGATATAGCGAATGCTGCTGCCGAAAGACGTATTGCTGACCTGCAAGAACAGGTACCGACGTTTCTCCAAAGTCCGCAACTTGCTAGAGATATTCCTCAGATGCCATACGATCCTTCCACTCGACCACCTTCGTATGGTTCAGGTATGGATTTAGGTGGGATAGTTTCTCCAGAAGAAGCTGAAGCCCGACTCCGTAACGCTGGTTTCGTGTCAGGCATGAGTAAAGAGGCAGGCGCAATTGCTCCTGTTTACTCAGGGTCAGGGATGGCAGGTGATGGTTTTTATGATCCTCTTGGAGGAGCGTCAAGCTCTTACTCGATAGGGTCCGATCCGTATACCTATGGAGAGACTTATACTCCTCCTTCTCCTAAAGCTGTAATTCCTTACAACGAAGACCCTCTACTTGGATTTATAGAAAATGATAGCCCTAGTTTGAATTACTGGGATATAGACGATTTAGACAGACAAGAAGCGGAAGATGCAGCGCGTGAAGCACGAAAGCAATTAGCAGAAAAAAACGACGCAGAAAGAGCAAAACAAGCTGCGCTTCTAACTGGTCCAGTGCGTTCATGGGATGCCAAGCTTGCGGATATAAGCATTAATCCTGACGGTTCTGTAAACCTGCCTGTTGATATGTGGAGAAACACTACGATTTCTGCAATTAGGGGTGGGATGAAAGAATCAGATCAAAATATAGGTAGGGAACAACTAGAAGATGCAATACGCAAAATAGCAGAACTTGGTGGAAGAGATAGCCTAGACCGTTCTGTTAGCGATATGTTGCAACAAGCGCGTAACTATTACTCCTCGACTCCAAAGGGGAATGAGACTTGGGGTAGAAACATTGATAAAGGGTTAATTGATGGAAGTATCATAGCCGATGATGCTTTCAAAGCTACATGGGGCGATATTGCAGGTGGAGTGTTAGAGCCGAAAAAAGCAGGCATAGAATCCCAGATACCGGACGCATGGGCAAACAATCCTGCTGGCTTCAATTCTTATAGTAAAGAACAACAAGAGACTATTGTTAAAGAAGGTTTAAAAAGTCATCAAGAAGTTGAGAATCACTATGCTGCAAAAGCAATGGAGTATGATCCTTTAGGTGGTGGTGAGACAGGGATGGAAAGTTTTGGTGAACCACCTCCTCCGAATGGCACAGGAACTGGCACAGGAACTGGCACAGGAACTGGTACGGGAACTGGTGAGACTGATGCTTGGATGGAGGATGGAGCAGGCACAGCTAAAGACTTTGACTTTGCAGCAGGCGCAATGGAGGGATGGCAGGACCCTGCACCCGCAGCAGGCACAGTAGGCGTTCCTGCTTTTTCCAGTCAAGATTTAATCAATGACCCTCAAGGATTTTTAACAGCAGCAGGACAGAGATTAGCTTTTAGAAATGTGTTTGGTGAACCAGCAACAGGTGTTGGTCCTTTAGCCAGTTATTTGCAACGTCAAACCTACCCTCTGTCTGATGCGTACAGGGCTGCAAGTTTTGCAAATATGGGAAGGGAACAGGCAGGCGGTGTCGCTCCTCAAACTACATTTGAAAACTTCCTTACATCAGTACGAGATCAGCCAACAGGATTGGGTGGTGCTTACGGTCAAGCCTTGCAGAATGTAGATTACCTGAGAGGACTTGGAGGTAGTCAGGTTCCAACAGCATTAGCTGGAGTGTTCAATCCAGAACAAGCAGCAAATACACGAGATGCTAGGGCTTTGCTTGAAGCAGCCCAAAGAGGAAAATACTCTGGTCTTGTAAGCAGGTCTTTCCGTCGCCCAACAGAAGATGATCTCTTCTCTGATTATGTTCTTGCAAGGCAGGATGCTTCAACCGCAGGCACTGCACCGCAGAACTTCCTCAACTTTGCAGCATCAAGGTACGGACTCTAATGGCAATCAATCCTACATTCGCAGGATTCCTTGAAGAAGAACCTCGTGCTGCTTTTTTTGGGACGCTTGGACAGAAAGGTCTAATGAGTTCTCCTAACAGGAGAAAGCAGGCTGAAGACATTTATTCAGGAGCAATGACTGAGTTTTACGGGAAGCTTGGAGAACAGATACTTGGTGGTGGAGAACCGACAATGACGTTCTCTAATTTCCTTGAAGACTTTCCGTTCACAGATCGGTTCGCACAACTAGGAAGGCAGTATAGCCAGCAAAGCAGGTACAAGCCTTCTACTAGATTCTTGTATTACTAATGACAACTGAGTCCTTTAACCAGTTTACTGATAGAGTTGAGCAAGCCCCACCGACTACTCAAAGCCAAATAGCTAGGCTTGTATTTGAAGCAAAGCAAGGTGGTCGCAGGGCAGCAGTTG